CTTTTATATTCAACTCTTCTAGATCATCAAACTTGTAATAGTTATCTATAGAGACATCTTCATAGTATTTTGCTGCGCCAGAGTTCTTAACTAAAACAACACAGCCACATAAGCTAGCTTCTCTTGGTATTCTATCCTTACCTGGATGATGTCCAAAATCTATATAAATTTTTGAAGATAATAAATAATTTATAACATCAACCTTAGTCATCGATCTTAGTTTAATAAAAGAAAGATCAGGATTTTTTGACTCAAATAATTCCATTAAATCAGCGCCTTTGGCTGGATTTACACAAATTGTATTATTAGAATTACTTGATTCTTTTATATCTATATCAATCCAATCGCTCAACATTAATGGCTTTTGTTTTGTGAGTGATGAAACATGCTCATAAGCGTAGTGCGACTGGGCTAGATGATAATCTATTCCATTAATTTTAGAATGACCCTGTGTGCCAAAAAAATCAACCGACAACCACCACAGTGCACATTTATTGGAAAAATTATTAGATAACTCTGGCCATATCTCGGGTAGAACAACTAAAGCGTTGGAAGGTAAATCTTCTTTTCTTATTATGGGACAATTATATTTTAAATATGGTTCTATGGACTGCTGTAAAAAATCTGAAGGTTCATATAATATGCCACAGCTTCCTGGTTCAACTACATTAGCCATGTGTACTAACTGATGTAAAGCTTCCGGTCCTCCCGATGGTGCAAAATTACCAGGCGCTACAACAACTAGCTTCATCGACTATTTTTCCATGGAATTAAATTTTGTGCTACATTCCATTGGACAGAGTGTTCTCTGTATCTTTTTGCTGATAAACACAAGAAAGGAAGTGGATAGAATTTATAACCAGCTCTACTTAATCTACTCCAGAAGTAGGCATCTGCTCCACCCCACATTCCTGGATCATCTTCCCATCCGCCAACATTATCATAAGCTTGGCGAGTATTCATGACTTGACCATGATCTAGAATACCGTGACCATCGTCAAGTATTCTTCCAGAAACTTCACCAGTACCATCATACCTAGTTCCAGCTACTCTTCCAGAAGCATCAATAAAATCCTGTGCAGCGTAGTTTACGTCTACGCCTGTTTCTTCAGCGTGCTCAACCTGCATTCTTACTTTGTCTGGATAAAAAATATCATCATCTGGTAAATAGAAAAGATACTTACCAGATGAATATTCTTTAACAGCCGTATTTATTTGTGTAGCATAACGTGCTGTTAGTGGTCTTTGTTCGTCAGATATTTTTGAATTAAAGGATATAACTCTTTCATCTGAATAACTATTAATAACATCCCAAACCGCATCATCTGATGAATTATCGTCACCAACTATGATCTCAATGTTTTCATAAGTTTGGTTAATACAAGAATCAATACATAGCTTTAAATATTCTGGTTGATTATAGCTAGTAATAATTATGGAAGCTTTAGGATTTGACACTATCTTTTCTCCATCTAAACATATTTCTCCAGTGAACCCACTGCCACAGAGCCCACATAGCCAAAAATCCTGGCTTGTCAAACACTATAGAGTATAGTACCCACGGAAAAGAATGCAAGGCAACGATTAAATGTCCATACCATTTCTTATTTCCAACTAGATAGCTTCCAACTACCCCTATTAATTCCATGGCAAATAAAAGCCATGTCCACATTTGCTCGCTCATGAGACCTTCTTTAACTAGCTATTAATAACTTTTGTTATTAAGAAACAGAGTTTCATTAGATCGTTGGTATCGATACTAAAAACATACTCTGTTCCGTCACGAACAATTATACTAAAAGTGTGAGCTTTGAGCAACTCCCCATCGGTATTAATCATCGATATTTCAGGAGTTATATTAATATTATTTATCATTGGCATGAAGCCGCTGAAAGTTTCTTCTGACATTAAACTATTTTTTCTTTTTACGCTTTACAAAAGTAGAAACGTTTTTAGGAGCCTGTCCTTTAACTCCTTTTTGTGGAGTTCCTGACTGTCTTTTTCTCTGCACTGCGCTTTTTCTTTGTGCAGCACTCATGGCTCTAGCCTTAGCTACTGGAACGCATTTTGCATAGCCAGATCCATTGGCACCAGACGTTCCGCAGGGTTGGTACTTACCTTTTTTCTTAGGAGCTCCTATGTTGACCCATTTTTGATCAAACCATTTAGTAAGCCCAACACCCTTAGGACCGGCCATTATTTTTTCTTTCCAGCCTTTTTGGTAGAAACAGTCTTCCAAGTACCGCCCATTGCCTTGTACTTTTTTGCTGCCCAGGCATTTGCATAGGCAGATGGATAAACATCAAACTTTGCTTTTGCCTGAGACTTAGCTGCAGACCAAAGAGCTGGTTTTGTTGGTTTATTTACTTTAGCCATATTACTTTTTCTTTTTCTTAGCTGAAATCTTTCTAAGTGTTTTTGCCAGATTAGCTTGACGAACAGTTGTTTTACTGTATTTCTCTGGATTCTTTGTAACGGCAGCAGCCATACCAGCAACAGACTTTCCAGCTTTCTTAGCCTTAGCAGTGAAAGCACCTGGTCTTTTAATTGCTCCCTGAATCCATTTCTTGTCAGACTTTTTCTTGGCAGCCATAATTACTTACCCTTTTTCTTCATTATAGCTTTCTGAATAAATGGGGGAAGCTTCTTTTGTGCTGCTGTCATGCCTTTTGATTTAGCTGCACCTTTTTTCATAGCTCCCTTTTTTGCTGCGCCCATCTTCTTTGCGCCCATACCTTTTTCTTTTTTCATTCCGTAAGCCATTTTATTCTCCTTTATTTTTCTTTGATTTTTCTTTTTCAATTTTTTTCATGTGCCAATCAATATGACCATCTAATTTATCGTCGACTTTATCTACTTGTTCATCAACGTGATCTATTTTATGATGTAAATTAATTATATCATCTTTAACCGTTACCAGCATGCTAGCAACAACGTCGTGGTCAGCTTTATTCTCTGCTCTACCCTTTTGTACAAGAGCAGCTAGAACGCCACCAACGGCAGCTATAATGGCAACAGTAATTGCTTCCATATTACCACTTCACTCTGTCTGCCCAATAAGCTGCGCTCAACTTGCCTTTAGCTATATTCTTTGCGTGACGAGCTTTAAAAGACTTTCTTCTTGCAGCATAAGACTTTGACTCGCCTTTCTTTTTAGGCGATCCAGAGACACCCTGTTGTCCAAATCTAATGGTCTTTACTGTGTCACCAGATTTAGCGACCACTATGTGAGACTTTTTTGGATGGCTTGGTGTTCTTTTGGGTTTATTGAAACCAGATACTCCGAGCCCTCTTTAATCTAGGATCTCTTTTTGCTGCCATTTTTATTTCCTTTAGATTTTGACTTTTTCTTTTTATTTACTACAGAAGCGTCTATTCCATACATTGAATTATTAGTTCCCATACGAGGACCACTTATATAGATGCTCTTTTTAAACGCCATTACTTTTTCTTTTTTCTTTTAGCGGCTACAGAAATAGCTATTGCAACTGCTTGCTTTCTGCTTTTGACCACAGGTCCACCTTTGCCAGAATGTAAAGTCCCTTTGCCAAACTCATCCATTACCTTGGTTATTTTCTTTTGGCGCAGTGTCTTTTTCTTTGCCATCTGGTTTCCTCTTTGGTTTAACATTACCCTTAGTAATTTTGCGAAATTTTGCGTAAGACATAAACATTATAGTAATAAAAAAAATCCCCCCAACTAATGCTGGGGGAACTTTTTTATTCTAAATATTAAGCGTTTTTCTTAGGTCTGCCTTTTGGCTTGCCTGTTCCTGTTGGCTTTTTAGCTGCCTGCTTTTTAGGTGCAGCTGTTTTCTTGGGAACTTTTTCCTCAATTACAGAGGCCACTTCTTCTGCTTCTTTTTTAACAGTTTCTGTTACTGTAGAAACTGACTCATCAACAATTGCTGCAACCTCTTCAACCTCAGATACGAGGCTATCAATGAGAGCATTTACAGCAGCAGAAGCTGGATCTGATGTATTTTTCTTTTTAAAAGAAAACAATACTTTTTTAATTTTTAGAGCTATTTTTTTAAACATTTTAACTTCCTTTTTAATTTTTCAAACATATAGTAGATATAAAAACCCATTATTTACCTTGTTGAGAATCTTTAATTATCGTATAACGCTCTCCTGTTTCTCTGGAAACCATAGAAAAACCGTCCATTGCAGCCTGCTTAACTGCCTCGGCCAAAGCCTCTCTGTCTGAAGGGTTTACGTCCCCTAGCGGTATGGTAACGCCAGCATAGACGTCTATGTTTTCAAAGTTGCCAATGTTTATTTTTCTATTAACTCCACAAATAAATACTGGATTTGTAGAGATTGATATTTCTTGTGCCATTAAATTTACTACCTGTTCTATTGGTGAGTCTGTTGATTGCTCTTGTGCTGTTTTTGATATCTTAGGCATTTGTTAATTTCCCTAATCCTAATGAAGACATTGTAGCATAAGTCTGATCTTCAATCGACATATTATCAGTATTTATCACTAGCGAGCTAATGCTTTTTACTGCTTCTATTTCTTGCTCAGATCTATGTGAAGCCAAAATTGGATCCATGAACTTGCCATCTCTTTTTAAGATTCTATCCTGAAGTGTTTCTTGCGATGCGTCAAAGCATACAACAACTCCGTTTTTTTGTTTTAAGATAGCTTCTGCCTCATTAACAAAACGAACATCAGAAATTATAACTGCGTAAGGAGTTCTTTCATCTTCACTGGTCTTCTTTATATACTCCCTATATAAAGAGAAAGATTTTGATACTCCCCATTTTGCAAAGCAATCTTCAAAATCTTTTCTGCATATGTCACCAGCTTTTTGAAGAAAAGATCTTGGCTTTACTCCTTCTGGTTCTATGAACAGATTTTTTATTTCAAAAACTCTAGAAACAAAATCCTCATAAGACGGTATATTTCCTAGCGGATTACTACCATATACATCATATAGGGCCTCATGTATTGCATAGAGCTGTCTGTTGTTCTCGTTGATTCCTTTTATTGTTCTTCTAATAGAAGACATTTCATAAAGAGGAAGGGCGTAGAATATATGATCCCATTTTATTCCTTCTCTAGTTATCTCAAGAGAACCTTTTGGTACTATCTGTTCTGCAACAGAAGTCTTTCCGCTGCCAGCTTTGCCAGCTAAACCTATTATTATTGGTTCGTTTATATCAAATTGTTCAATGTTCATAGTATTATTATATCATCTCATCTTTTTAATTGCGTTCTTTTTTTCTTCTAATTGATCAAGGAACTGATTTGCTAACATATCTGGCTCCCATACAAAGGCTCTTTTTACTTGAACAACCCTAAAAGAATATTCTTCTCTTATGTCCTGCACTGTCATGAGTAGTGGCACTAGGGATTCATTTTTGCATTGCCAATTTCCATTTATTTGATTAGCTACAACAGCTGAATCAGTATATATAATTGGATCAACAAAATCAGACAAAGAACAAATTAGGAGTCCGGCAATAACTGCTTCATACTCTGCTTCATTGTTAGTTCTTGGTCCCAGTCCCCTAGCAAATTGAGCTACCTTTTTTCTATTTTTATACACAACAGTAGCACACGAAGCCTCGCCAAACTTTTTCTGCCCTTGCCCTCTTGACGCTCCATCGCAGAATACTTCTATGTTCATCTTTATTTAATTTCTACATTAAAAGGAATATCAAGCTCGTTTGCTCTAGCTTTTATTTTTTCATACATTGTCTTAGCTGAAACTATATATGTCGAGCTTAACATATATCTTTCGTTGTTCATCTGAACCTGAGTAGGAAAATCTAAGCTCTCTCTTTTTTGAGTGTAAAATTCTTTTGACGAATTAACTGATTTATAATAGGCAATATACATAATTAAAATGTCCTAAAATCTGCTTCTAAAAATTGACCTTTTTCTTGTCTGAACGACGCAACCTGCATTGACTGAACCTTGTCCATTAGTTTTCTTGCTGACTCTGAAGAAATTCGTGCTGAAGATTCCATTGACTCAGCAAGCTCTACAACGGCCTCCATAGCAACAAGGGCCATATGCTCAGAATCGGCTGCGGCTATTGCGTTAGCCTCTCTTTCAGACTCATTCTTGCCAACTCTATTGGCTTTATAGACTCTCTTGTATTGACCTTCTAGGAGCTTATATTGCGCTCTAGCAATGCCGGCGAATCTAGCTGCTCTTCCATATACGTTTGAAGATCGTGCTACCAATGAAGCCAGATCTTCAACGGTTAAATCCACAGCGTTGGCGTCGGGTATTTCGATATAATATTTTTTAATCGATTCTCCACTAGCTATAGAGTTAATAACTTCTTTTAGTTGTGGCTCTAAAAAACTAGACATAACAGACAAAATTTGGTTTACTGATTCTTTATCCATTTTAATTACCAATATCAATCGGTATAACTAGGTCGTACATGTTATTCTTTTCAATTATATCTTTTAACTTCTGCTTAATTTTAGTCATGTGCTCTCTAACGGTGTTTGGATGCTCTGTTATCTTCAATGCTATCTCAGATGACCTATGCTTGTCAATATACTTCCATTTTAAAAGTTGTCTTTCTTGAACAGATAGCTCATCAAACGGTGTCATGGCTGTCTCTCCCAAAACCCAAAACTCGTCAATGGGCTCTGCAAACATAAGATCGTTTATAGCGTGCTCCATTGTGTCTATATTTATGCCCGGACCTTCGCTTTCTTGTTCAGAGTTTTCAGAAGCAGAATTATCTAGTATTGCAAAAGACTTTCTTCCCAGCTGATCAATTAAAAATGTATCAACATTTTTCTTTAGCAGGTAGAAGAAATAGCTATACAAGAATGCGCTGAATGGTATTGGTCCTTTATCAGAGTCTTTTCTTTCATATCTTTGAACACATTGGAAAAATGTCATATTTACAGTCTGTCTGACATCTTCTTCTGTGCAGTACCTTTTGGTCATGTAATTAATTCCGATTCATCGCCTCAAAAACAACCTTTGAATGTTGTGAGTTCATTTTGTTTTTCATTAGTGCAAATCTAGTAAAATTATCTTTGATAAATAAAGAAACAAATCTTCTTATATCATAGTCTCCTAAGTTATACTTACCAACGTATAACATGGTGACATACTTTGTAAGGAAATTATTAAAAACTTTTAATAACTCTTCTGAATCTTTTGTGTTTCCGTTTTTTTGCAGAAGCAATTAGCGCCTGCATCTCTTCTTCTTCTAGAGAGTAATACTGCTCTTTGTAACTAGCCATTTTAACTTCCTTCCCAATTGGGAACTTTATCTATATAAGTATTCTTTATGTCTTCATAAAAGATTACGTTTTTAATTTCAAGCAGCTTTGCAAAATTCTTAGCGTCGCTTGAGTACTTACTTATGATAAAAGTTAATTTTTCAAACTCTAAAGGATAATATCTTTTAAACCTTTTTAGTTTTATTTTACTCTTATCATCAAGGTATCCTTTGATTTCTATCCATTCGTCATGTTTGGGAAGATAGAAATCTGGAACGTAACCTTTTGTTCCTCGTTTGATTGGAAAAGTAAAAACTTTTGGTTCAAACTCAAAAACTATTTCATAAGCATTGAGTATCCTGGAAAAATTGGCTTCCCAATTAGATCTAAAGTTCATGCCAAGATCTTTTCTGTATCCAGTTTTTGTATGCCTATATGCGTTGCCCTTGACAGTCTTTGTTTCTTGCTCTAATATGTCTTCGTCAATAGCTTTTGACTTAAGGGCCTTAAAGTTCGGAGACTTCTTTTTTCTGGATCTAGAAAAAAAATACTCCTCAGGACTTGCGCCATCTATGTTCATACTGGTATCCTTTACGTGTCAATAACAACAACTATATTATAGTTTATATTTCAACAAAAAACAAACTAAAATTAGCCGAAAGGCGGAAAGACAACAATGAACACCATTACTACCATCATCAACAGCATGCACCAGCAAATCAACGAGGACGCAATTGACGCTCTCGTTAATCTTGGTATCAACCACAGCGACGCTGTAAAGACAGTCATTGAGAGCGATTTCGATCTCATTCAGTCGGTTGAGGAAAACCCTGTTGAGCTGTTGGAACTAGAGTTCTAATAGACCATATTTAAAAATCCCCCCTTTCCTTTTGGAGAGGGGGGATTTTTTTATATATCTTTATTAAATTTTTTTAGTCTTACAGCGCCTATTCCGACAGGCTCCACTCTTAGCGTGATCACAAAAAGAACAGAATCTTTCATTCTTTGTTGGAAGAAAATTTTGATCGTTCATAATTACGTTTATTCTTTTTATTAAATTCAACTTAATTGTCTCTAGATCTTCTTGCGAGTACGTGTGAGACTTCAGTCTATTAGTCCTCAAGTAGTGCAACGATGCCGTGATCTCTTTACCTGGAAAGAAGTGAGAAGCTGCTAGGGCATATATGCCAAGCTGAAGGTTGCTGTGAACATCTTTAGCTGCAACTTCTCTTTTACCTGTCTTATAATCGACTATGTTAACAGAGTCACCAATTACATCAACTCTATCTATGAAACCGATTATTAGATAATTTCCTATGACAAACTTAAATCCCATTTCTTTGTCAAATACATCAAATAACTTTCCTTCGTTTGAGTCATAGAACTCTTCTATAATTTCATGTCCGACTGAGATTAAAGAGTTAGATATCTGAGACTGAGGATCTAAGGCGTTTTTGTGCTCTTCGTACTTTACTTTCATTTCATCAAATGATAAGACTTTAGTATCAGATACTACATCTTCAAGTACGGCATGGACTATGTTTCCAAGAACAGCTGCCTCACCAAATTGCCTTGGCTCTCTTTTAATGTAAGAAAAAAAGTATTTAGATGGACACATCTCGTAAGTGTCTATACGAGAGTAACTAAATTCTGTTAAAGATAACTTTTCAAAGTCAGATAGATCGTCTATATTTTTTACTGACAAATAACTCATTTATCCTCTTCCTCAAAGGAAGAGATTATGTTTCCATCTTTGTCATATTCTGTTCCAGACTCGTCTATAATATGGCCTGTATACTTATTCCTGTATATGCCTTCTCCTATTGAAACCCAGCCACTTTGGCCTATTTCCATATGATCATCCTCAACGTATGGCCACATTTTCATCTCCTATTTTAATATTACACTGTGCAAATTGCTCGATATTGCAATAGTAATTAAGAACTGTGTACAAGTCCCTTAACTCTTGCTCGCTACAATAGACGCCAACTATTCCAGTTTGGATAAAATATCTACCCCTAATGTCCTGATCTTGATCATATTCGATAAGTGTTATATCATTTAGGACTACACGTCCTGCTTCATCTTTTATCATTTTAATCCTCGTCTACTATTGTAATTGGATTCCAGTTGGGATCATTAAGTTTCTCTCTCATGTCTTTTACATAAGAGTCCCAGTCTCTTTCATCCTCTGATTTCTTTTCATATTTAACTGTTCCCTTAAAAGGATTAGATTTAAACCTAGTCATAACCAGTCTTCCTTCTTGGGTTCTCCATCTTAAAACTCCATTTTTGCAGTCGCAAAAATCATCTGGATGTGGATCAATCTTGCCTTCTGGGTCATATCTTCCAGAACATGACTTACACTTACTGTATCTTCCTTTGTCTTGACATCTGTTGCAAGACGAACAGAATATCCAACATGGGTTTTCTGTTGGGTTTTTATATGATCCTTTTGCACTCATTGTGATTCCTTTAGTATTTGTTCTAGTTCTTCTTTGACTGATAATGATGTAGATTTATTAAATCTTAAATTTATTCTTTGTGGACCTTCGTCAACCTGTAAGAAGACATAAGACCCACCATTGTTTCTGTTAATTATATCATTTATTTTTATCATATTTTCTTTAGATATATTTGAATTTGCTTTTAAATATATAGGCTTACCGCCAGAAAATTTACTTAGATCAAATTTATCACAAGAATTTAAAATAAGTTTTGTTGTGTAGTTTTCTTCATCCCCATCTCTAGAAATTGTTCCGCTAAGAAGAACTACTTCTCCATCTACGAAAAAGTCTTCAGAGTAATTCTTAGACTCTCTTGGGAATACTATAACTTCAATATCAGAAGATATATCTTCTATATTAAACTTATACATTCTCATACCTTTTTTGGTTAGAATCTTTTTTGTAGAAGAAATAATGCCAGCAATAGTGACCCTATTACCAACTTCTTTATCTTTAATATCAACTATTTCATCAGATATAGAACTAGATATAATATCCCATATTCCATCTACAGGATTTTTAGATATGTATACTCCAAGTTCTTCTTTTTCTTTTTCTAATAAACTTAGTTCTGTTCTTCTTCCAAAGGAATCATCTATATCTTCTTTAATTAGCTCGTCAAAAGCACCAGAAGCTGCTAAGTGCTCCATTGTACTCTTCTTTAATACTGCTATGTTTGTTCTTCTTAAAAAGTCGTGCATTGACTGGTAGGGTTGATTTTCATTTCTATCTGTCAGAATGGCATCGGATACAGCGTAGCCTATGCCATTTATGGCTGATAAACCAAATATGATCTTAGAGTTATTGATTACGGCAAAGTCTTCTTGAGAACTATTTATTGAAGGTGGTAAAACTTCTATTCCCACTTTTCTGCAGTCTGAGAGGTAAAGCGATAGCTTCTCTTTGTTTCCTGCTACGGACGTAAGAAGTGCTGCCATATACTCTGATCTATAATTAGTCTTAAGATAAGCAGTAATATAAGATATCATTGCATAGCTTGCAGCATGAGCTCTGTTGAATCCATATCCACCAAAGTATTCAATGTCTGAATATATTTTGTTTGCTTTGTCAGAAGATAGGCCAGACGTCTTCATGCATCCATCAACAAACTTTTCTCTGAACAAGGCTATTTTGTCCATAAGCTTTTTGCCTATTACTTTTCTTAGATCGTCAGCTTCTGCTGAACTGAATCCAGCTAGCTCCCTAGAGACGCCCAAAACATCTTCCTGGTATAACATAATGCCAAGCGACGGACCAAGAACTTTTTCTAAGTTGGGATGATCATATTCAATTCTTGATCTTCCATGTTTTCTGTCGATATAAAGTTTATCCATTCCAGATCCCATTGGACCTGGTCTATAAAGAGATATGAGTGCCATGATATCTTCAATATTCTGAGGCTGAAGTTGAACCATGAGTTCCCTCATTCCAGATGACTCAAGCTGAAATACCCCTATCGCATTACCTTTACATAGTTCGTTATATGTTGGCTTATCATCTAATGGTATCTTGTCAATATCGAGTTCTATTCCACGATGCTTCTTGACTAACTTAACACACTTATCTATAACGCCAAGGTTACGCAATCCTAGGAAGTCAATCTTTAATAGCCCGCACTGCTCAACTCGACCCATATCCCATTGAGTGATAACAGGGTTGTCTTCGCCTTTTCTCATAATAGGAAGATAGTCTACTAATGGCCCCTTAGATATAACTATCCCAGCTGCGTGCATTCCAGTCTGCCTAACAAGTCCCTCTAAGCCAAAGGCTGTATCAATAATAGTTTTGCTATCAGAGTCTGTTTCATATAACTTTACAAAGTCGGAAACTTGCATGCATTCTGATAGTGTTTTTGACACACCAAGAACTGGGGGAGGAACTAATTTAGCTACCTTATCTCCAGAAATAAAATCATAACCTAAAGCTCTTGCGGCGTCTCTGATCGACTGCCTAGCGCCTGTTCTATTGAATGTACAAATATGAGCGACTCTGTCACTTCCATACTTCTGTCTTGCATACTCGATAACTTTATCTCTATGACGGTCGTCAAAGTCTAAGTCAATATCCGGCATTGACTTTCTACCTTCAACCAAAAATCTTTCAAACATGAGGCCAAATCTAATTGGATCAAGATTGGTTATGTCAAACGCATAAGACAGGACGCTGCCAGCAGCAGAACCTCTACCCCAACCAACTCTAATGTCGTTACTCTTTGCCCATCTAACAAGATCTGAAACGACCAAGAAGTACTCTGGAAAACCCATTTCCTTTACTACTCTTAATTCGTGCTTTGCTCTGTCTAATATATTTTCAGGAAGTGGATCTCCATACTTTTTCTTAAGACCATCCCAAGCCAGTCTTTCAAAATAATCTATTGAATCCTCATTAGTTGGAATTGGAAAGTTAGGAAAATGTATTTGACCGAAAGACAAGTCAATGTCAACCATATCATTGACAATCATCGTGTTAGCTAACCACTCTTCTGGGAATGTTTTATTCATATCTTCATAAGACTGAAGATAAAATTCATCGCCAGAAAAAGAAAATCTTTCAGGAGTATTTACATTAGAGTTAGTAGCTACACACAACATTATGTCATGGGCCTTAGCATCTGCTCTCTCTACATAATGGCAGTCGCCAGTTGGAACTATTCTAGCTCCAATTTTATTTGCTATTTCAATTAGTTGCTCAGATATTTTTCTTTGTTCAGAAAGACCATGGTCTTGTATTTCTATAAAATAGTTTTCTTTTCCGAACTATGTCTTGCATTTTCTTTGCAGACATTAAGGCAAAATCATAATCATTTCTAAGGAGTGCCTGTGCCACTTCTCCGTTTAGACATCCTGATAAAACAATTATCCCCTCAGAGTGCTCTTCAATTAAACCATGATCAATTCTTGGCTTTCCATAGTATCCTTGCAAAAATGATTTAGAGGACATCTTAATTATATTGTGATATCCAATATTATTCTTTGCGAGAATAGTTATATGATAAGGACCTCTTTGTTCCCATTCATTTTTTGCTGGGCCAGATCTTTCTTCTTCATCTCTGTCAAATCTTGTTTTTCTTGCCTGGTAAAACTCAGAACCTAATATTGGTTTTACTCCAGCAGCTTTGCCAGCGTCATAAAAATCAAGCCAAGAATGTATATTTCCATGGTCTGTAGTTGCAAGCCCTGACATTCCCAGCTTGCTTGCTCTATCTAAATACTTATAAACATCACCATGTCCGTCCAACATTGAATAGACAGTATGGTTATGAAGATTTGTCCAGTTTTTCAACTAATCCCTCTGTCTCTGTCAGACTGTCTTAGTGATCTATCTCTGGTTTCCCTATAGGTTATTATGACAACTCCCCCACAATATTTGCATACGGGTGGGGTTCCGTTTTGTGCAAACTTGCTATCATACATGTATTGCATTGGTTGATCCGATTTACACTCAGAACAAACGCCAATTACATCATCTTCATTTTCCATTTTTTTGTTCCTTTTCATTTATTGTATCATAGGCAAACCTAATAGGTGATGGAGAAATTTTTTCTTGAGTTTCAACATATCTATTACCTACCTGAACCCATTTATTCTTTTTGTCTAGCTGACAAGATCCACACCCAACTCCAACTGAGTTTGCTCTTTCGCAGGTATATGGTCTACCGCCTACACCCATTTGTCTTCTTTTAATCCAATCATTTATGTGAGCAGAAGATTTTTCAAAGTTATAGTCATGGCACTTGCTCAGTATTTCGTGAAGATATTTTATAGAATCTTCTGTGTAAGTTAAAATTGAACACAAAAATAATCTAGCTTCATGCTCTAGGAAACCAGTAGACTCAGCTTGCGCCTCTAGTCTCTTAACCGCAGAACAGCTATTTAATAGCTTTTGCCTATTAAAAGATTTATGAGTATTAGAGACTTCTTTAAAAGCTTTTGATCCATATTTATTGAAGTATTCTAATGGGTTGTCTTTTTTCTTTTCAGACTCTTCCATGTCATATGTGTATTGTCTATACCATTCATTAGCCTTATAGTTAAAAGACTGTTCAGATACCTCTAGAGATTGCTTAGCTGTCGCATATTCTTTTATTGTTTCAATATCTTCTTCTATAAGACTTTTTTGGTTAGCTGGATTAAGAAGAGTTTTATATAGATTAGTATCTTGATGTTTTGAACCAGCTAGTCTCCACATTCGTCTTCCATCGTAGACGCTAAAATCCAGAGTTGTAAGATCTAATTTAGACTTTAAATCATTTGCTATATATCTATATATCTTTGGCAGGTCTTTAGATGGTCCTATTCCTAAAGAAAGTGGTTCACATTCTATATGAAAACCCTTTTTACCAGTAAAGTAAACTAAGACAGAATTACTTGGCAAGTAGGATACTAAATGGTTATACAGCTTAAGCATATCTTCTTTTGCTATTGACATATCAGAGCTGTCTAAGTCAAAGTAAAGTGGTCCTAATTTTTCTGACTCAGATATATTCTTACTTTTATATGCAAAAACTGATGTATATATTCCTGTATCAGAGTTTTTTAAACTGTACTCAGAAATCTCATCTACGCTCAGTAGCATTGGGTTTCCATTTGCCTTGTCCCTTATCACCCTAGACAGAGCTGGCACGTACCTAGCAACTTCATAATATCTCCATTGAGATATGTATTTATTATCTTCAGATATTTTCATAGAGATCTATAATACCATCTTCTTGATCATAGGTCCATAATCGAATTGGGTTAGACAAATCAACATCTTCCTTGTGCGTTCTATAATAAACTGATTCAGTAATGTAATAGTCTAATTTTTGTAGTACTAGAAATCTTCTTTCTAATCTATTCTCTATTTCCAAATTAAAACATCCATCTTTCTTTTATAACATCATCTCCGTCAACGACATAGTGAACTTTAGATGCTATATTATCCGCTAGGTGAACAATCATGTCAAGATATGTTATTGGATTTGTTTCTGGCACTGGAGACCATGGACCAAGGTGGCATCTTACCAATCTTAGGATAGACTGTACGATATCTTCAGACAAATATATTGTTGATGATTGATTTTCTGAGGCGTAGTTTTTATCATGATCTTGACATCTTTTAACAAAGATTCCGACAGTGTAGGGATGCATTGGATCGTACTGAAACATATCCTTATCTACATCCATCCCCTTTGTTAAGTCATGTAGAAGGCAAGCAGCCAATACTATATCTCTATCTTCGTCAGGAAGACTGTGCGAGTCACACATAATGTTTGCTGCTCGCACGACTCTTCTTGTATGTATTACGTTTCCGCCTTCATTATGTTCATCTATTGGATGGTATTTCTTAGAGAAGCTAGATGGTATTTTCCAAAAAGAATTAGCTCTTAACAGAATAGATCTAACAAAAGATTTTATTGACTCATCTTTAATTAAATTTATCTCTTTTAACAAAGGCTGCAATATCTTATCTTCTTCTTTAAGAAAAGATATTTCTTTCTTTGTAGAAAGAATTTCGTCTAAAATATCATCTTTCATTATTACTCATTTCTTTTTTGAACCATTTATCCCATTTAGCACAGGGCTTATCATATGGGCACTGTTTACAGTATGTTGTAACCCCTCTTCTTGAGGGGAATATCTTTTCTTCTTCTATAGAATTGCTCCAATATTTTAGAGCATCTATATCTTCACTATTGATATCATATTCTGTAAACTCTGGTTTTGGATGAATAAGATCATAATACCCAAACTTGGCGTTGTTTACTTTTTGCCCATAAGAATGTTCAAAACCCTTATACATTACGGCAAAGTCGGCAACGTGCATAAATTCATTTTTTAGTTTGTAATTAAAGACCCATTTAACAACGTGAATGTTTTTATTTAAGCTATATATTAAATCAAAAGAATCTTCTATATACAAAGATTTGTTAATAGGAACTATAAAACTATTGTCTATTCCCATTGGAATAATTTCCGGATTAGAGTAATACTCGACAAGATTAAGTAGTGCTCCTGCTGCTTTTGTTGTTAGGCTAGACATATTGCCATAAAGACTTTCGTGCTGCTCATGTATAATGTCATATGCCGTTGTATCTTTGGGGTACCAAAGCTTTTGCCATCTATTTAGCAAAGAGGAGTAGGAAGCTATTACTCCCGACTGCTTCTTATAAAAGAAAAACTGCACTACGTTTTTCATTGTGTTTTCAAATCTTTGGGTTATCAAATGTCTTCCACCAATTGTTTCTGGAAGATTTTGATTATGCCTAAAATCGTATAATCTTTCACATGTTTGAAAGTCTTTTATTTCTTTAACTGTAATTTTTTTCATAGTTCTCCTAAATAATAGACATAGATTCTGCTATCTCGTCTATGTAAGATTGATTTTCTGGCGAAGAATATGAACTGCTTGTAATTGGTTCGTATTCTTCATACGTTTTCTTTTCATCTACATATCTAACTAATGGAGAATCATAAACAAATGTAGAACCTGTAATTCTGTTTTTTGGTATTTGCAGTTGCATTATTGTTTCGTCTTCTGAGTCATCTCCACTGATGAGTTTTTTCTCTGTAATAAAGATTGTTACTGCGCACTTCTGCTGGATTGCCAAAGAGCCACCAGTATCAGACTGCTGAACAACTTCTCTTCTTTCTTTCATTCTATTTGCGTTTTCTTGTGCGGTGATGATTAAAACGCAGTTCATATCTCTAGCCAGTTTCTCTAAGCGAACCATCATCTCTTCAAACTCTCCCCATCTAGGTTTACCCTTTCCTGCGCCCCTAGTGAACATTGACTGAATAGTGTCTATGACTACAACATCAGGAATTGAGTCTGCATGGCCCATAATATCTCTTAGCCATCTTTCTAAGTCCTCAAAATATGGAGTCTCTGGATCGTGTCTGACCATAAATCTATCGCCCCACTCCGAAAGTTTATCTTTGAAGACTTTTAAGTTATCGTCTTTTTGTTGATCGGTCCAGTTTCTTGACTCTGCGTAAACGTTCTTGCCTATTATTTGAGTCATTAAGACTCTTTCCCAGTGTGTAACCGCTTCCTCAAAGTTAACAAATAAAACTTTATATCCAGTATCTGCCCAGTGATTGACTAGACATTTAGCAAAGGTGCTTTTTCCTTTTCCAGATGGAGCTATGATTGCATGAACTGCACCCTTAAAGAATCCACCTTCATCTGTATAGCCCATAGCTCTGTTTAATGACTTATACTGCGTAGGAAGAAAGTTTGGTATGTCTAGTAAATTGTCTGCTCTTTTTGAGATATCAAAAGCAGTAGTAACATTATCTAAAGGATTGTAGTTTAATTCTGTCTCAAGATCTTTAATTTCTGAAGTTATCTCAGAAATTCTCATTATATCTTTGTCAGTCTTTTCGCCCTTTTGAGTCAGTAAGATCTGCAGTTCTTGTAGGTAATCTAGCTGCTTTCTTTTATTAGCTTTATACTTAATAATATTTACAACAGATTCAGCAGTAGACAGATTAACTGACATAAGTATGTCCATCATTGTGTCAACGCCAGCTACTCCGCCAAGGGCTGAATATATGTCAGTCTCAGACTCCAGCCAAATTCTAAAAGCTACTGGGTCTACAGTTTCTAGTTTAGTAGTATGATAATAAGATATTAAAGCCCTATAAAATTCATTGATTCCAGTTTGGCCATGTATTGAACCAACAATAGATTCAGGAAGGTTTGAGTCAAAGAATGCAACTGCCCCAGGTGTTCGCATAGACAAGGCAAACACCTGGTACTCTATTGGATACTCCTCTGTTTTTTCAGACTCTACTGATTCATCCATTTCTTTTCTTATTGTCTTTCATCTTTTTGTAGTACTGTTTTCTTTTTTCTGCGTTTTCTTTTTTTGCCTTGATATAAAACGGATTATCTTTTATAGACTGCTTTTTAGTAGCAGTTGGCTCAACTTTTGAGTTGCGAATAGCATCCAGCATTCTATCATATACTGACTGTTCTGTCAGTAAATCATTGTATCTAAAAACAATTAGCGCAATTCCATTTTGTTGACACAGCTCCATCTTTCTTTCATCTCTTTTTTGAGCTTCTTCAAATTCATATTTTGAATCAAAAAATCTTTGAGTATAATAAAAGTGCTGTCTTCCATGGTATTCAGCTGCCAAATTATATTTGGGACAAAAAACGTCAAGCTTTAATCTTTCACCTATATGAAATTCATTAACTATTTTTTCTCCAGGAAGAAGCTTCTGCATGATAGCAGTAAGGGCTGCTTGTCCTCTGGACATCTTTTTATGATGTTCTTTAATCCAAGAAAGACCTAATGAATTGATTCTTTTATTAAGATCATTAATAGACATATCAACCTCTTTAGCTATTTGCGAAAGAGACATTTTAGTTTCAAATAATAAGTCTATTAAGAATTCATTATCGTCTAGTGATTCATCCCAATTTTTTCTGGGCATGTTTGATCACTTTACTTTATTAAATGATCTGGCTAATGTTAAAGACTTTCCTAAGTCCATGATCGACATATTTGTTTTTTCCCATATTTTAGGTGCTAGTGCAGAGCTAAACATTGGACAGTCTAGTATGCACAGATCATGTGCACCGCTAAACTCTGATATCTGTGCTGTTACGCTATCTACTTTGTCATAAAAATCGTTGTATGGAACCTGAATATAAGAAGAGTTGTCGCCAAAATTTCTTGATATTAAAGATTCACTTTGAAAACTAATCACTAGAGCATTTTGATATTTAAAATACCTATTCATAAAGATCTTATATACTTCATTGTTATTATTAATATAATGATCTAAGTAGTTAGCATCATAGAATACCTCATCATTAATATCTCTTATTTTTGAACCAGCAAGGCCAGATAATTCTAGTGGAATAGCTTTTACAAAATTTTTATTATTATTTGTTAGCCCAGATATAACTGATCTAACAAAGTTTTTTGGAGGTCTTTTTTCTCCTCTAATTTCTCCAGCTGCGGAGAGTATAGAAGATCTAGTATAGGTAGTAAAACAAAACCTATTCTTAGATTCTAGAAGTGATGTTACTTTAATTATTGTTTGTTTTTCTGCTACAGTTTTCATTCTTTATTCCAGTTCACTAATACAAAATTTGTATCCATTATTGACTCTATGTGTTGCAAGTTGTGGAACTCGCCTTTATCTATTGATATATATCTATCATATTTAGAAACTTTATCTTCATCTCTCTCATAGCCAAGATGTTTCATCATAAAACCTGAGTGTAGAAAGTAGTTCTTTTGTCTAACCCATTGTACAACATACGTTGGCTCTGAGCCACAAGCTAGTTTCTTATCAAAAAAAGTTCCGTTATCTCTATATCTAAAAATTCTAGAACTATTATTTGGTGCCCATAGCTTATCGACTCTATATTGTGTCTTATTCCACATATGATAGAATCTTACGTTTACAACATCATAAGGAGATTGATCCAAAACGTATCTTAAATCTAAATCTCTATCGTGGTAGAGCATTTCATCGCAATCTATCGCAACCACCCAGTCACCCTCGTTTGCAAACTTTTCTAAATTCTTCCAAGCATTTGATCTTAGGTTGCCCTCATTCTCTGTGAACAGTGTCTTATCTGTCTTGAAAACTTCTGCATACTTAGATGCTACTTCTGCCGTGTCATCATCAGAACAATCGTCTGTAAAAATAATTTTATCTACTTGAGTAGAAAGTCTTTGTAATACTGGCTCAAGAAATCTACTTGATTCATTTTTGCCAACCATTTGTGCAATTATCATAATTAAACTCCAATGCTAAATAGGGCAGGGTAGACAAAGCCTACCCTGCCCCACGAGCAATATCAGGCGGTTAGCTCTTCCACCTGCTCATGAGCCTCTACAGAAGAGATACGCTCAATGTCTGTGGACTTTACGAGCACTTCCCCAGCAACGCCTCGACGGCCCATAGCTAGCTTCTGAGCATCGGTCTTGTTGTTGGCCTTTACCAGTGTGGTATTGGTAACCGCAAAATACTTGAACTTGTTCTCTGACATTTTTTTTTCCTTTTATTTGGTTGGATAATGGACTGCTATATATTCTATAGCATCTTGTAGATTATCTACAAGCTTTGTGGCCATATATTTCATATATGGTCGATCTTTATTTTGATTAGAGCACATAACTATTGTTGGTTGATCATGCATTTTAGCCCATGCCATTTCATAATCTGTTCCAATATATGCCCTATCTTCTAACATGTATTCTACCAGAAGAATATCTGATTTCTTCTGCATAAAGAGATTTTTTTGTGCTATTTCATCAGGAGACATAGTGTAGTCTTCTGGAATAGAAGTTGGATCAAGAACTTTATAGCCACGTTGAGCCAACAAAAAAGTAGCCTCTTTGCGCCAACCAGTGGCATAGTTGCCAACGTAATCCATGGCTCCTGCTAAATAAACTGTTATGCTCATACCGGCCAATGATACTCTAAATCTGATGGATCGTCAAAATATTGAGAGTAATATTCATAATCTTTTCTAAGAAGGTTTGATCTGTGAGAACGATGAAAATCTTCTTCTCCAAACCATACTGGATACACTAAACAAGAATGGTCGATAGTCTCAAACTTCATAGTGTTTTTATATCCTCTATCTATCCACTCAAGAATAGTATAGTTTTGATATAGCTTCAAAGCTTCTTCGTATCCAGTCCACATACGAGTAACTGGATGATTGCGCCAACCTTTAGTTGGTGTTCTGTCCAATAAAATGTTAAGAACCTGAAAAGTCTCAACACGTTGTTTACCTAACCGACGATAGTCTAACACTTTTACTGAGTCAACAAAATCTGGATATGGTAGAAATGTTTGCATTACTTGTCCTTTTTGAATTCGGTGAATGTTTTGTCACCGACTCCATAATACTCTCTAGCTAAGCCAGATGCAACTATATCTGTATTTAAACATGCGCCAGATTCATTCCATACGCGAGCCAAAACTCTTCCATACTTTTCGTTTTTATCAATTATAGTTTCAATCTTAACTTTATAGTTAGCTGCAGTAAGCCACTGGTCAGTAAATTCTTTAGCTGCTAAGCCCATCTTTTTTTCTTCAACGTTTGATGTTCTACTTTCAGGTGTGTTAACGCCATAAAGGCGAACTCTTCCCTTTTTAAGTACATCAAAGCCAAGATCAATAATGATATCAAAGGTGTCACCATCTACGACCTTTTTTACTTCTGCGTTATATATCCAAGGGTTTAATTTTTCTGTCATCTTAATCTCTTTCTATTCCCATGTAGTCACATGCATTTCTAAAAATTTCCCTACTTATTGGGAAGTACTTATCAGCTCTACTAATACCTTCTCCCGGTCTTGGGGTGGAGGCATGCCAGCTATGGCCAATTGATACTGAGCCATCATACACTACGTTGTAACCAAGATGTCTAGCAAAGTATGAGCACCAGGTCTCTTCGTAATAGTGTGGCGTTGGGAGAAATGCGCCTATTGCACTTGGGTATAATTCTCTGTATTTTGGATTGTTTGTCATATCATCCCAAACATCTCTTCTAACAAAATATGCCGATCCAGAAACTGTAACACATGGAACCTGATCTTTATATAGAAGATCATCTGGATCATGCTCTCTCCAACCTCTATGCTTAGGAGCAGTGTTTGTGCCCACAATCCCTGCATGAGTTATAAAACCATTTTCATCTCTTTGTTTTGGACCAAGAATATGAATATCTGGATTATTAGCAAAGATTTTTTCAATATTTAAACAATCTTCTGTTGTCATCCAAACATCTCCATTTAAAACTCCAACAATTTCTGCAGAGCTCAAATTAGCCATCATATTAATCGCAGCAGAATAGCCAATGTTTTGTCTAAGGTATGTTCTGTTTATCCAATAGCGCTCTTCATTTTCTCTTAACCAAGGAATAAAATCGTCTGTTGACTCATTATCCGTAATATACAGATTCCAATTTTTTACGAGCGCGCCATTTGGATTGTACATATCTGAATGCAGAGTATCCAAAAATCTCTGCAACAGTGGTCTCGTATTATGATTAACTACGCATAGATCTATCATATCACCACTCCTCGTCTGAGTAATCACTCTCGGGATTAAAGTAGGTTTTTTCTGACCACTCATATATCGCATTAACGACATCGTAGCAGGCTTGTTTGTCTTCTTGTTTATTAAAAGAATTAGCTAAGTCATTATATGTTTCAGCTATATGGTGCATCACTGATAGATCAGCAACAAAAACTGCTTGACCAGGAACAATCTTGATTGTTACTTTCTTTTTTTGATTTTGTTTTTTACTCATTTTCTTGTTTTTTCTTTTTTATTTCTGCTTCTTGCACTTCATCATCGGGGACTTTATGTACGCACAAGTTCTTACTGTCAGGTTGATATGTAATAAAAAGTATCTTTTTATCCTTAAGCGTATAGCCATCTGGTGGAGCAGATTCTAGTGCAATTTTCTTTGATGCGCAACCAAAAACCTGACTTAATCCATCATAAACAACTATGTAATTTAGCTTTCCAGCTGCCATTGATCTATCTCTCTTATTTCTATGTTATTTTTTTCTAAGAATGTTTTAACATTTTCCCAGTCTAAATAAGACTCATCTTTAATGTAAAATAATTTTTTAACAGTTGAATTAATAATCAACTTAGCACAAGTATAGCAGGGTGGTCCATTAACATAAAGGCTTTCTGCCTTAGAACTATAATCTGAGTGCAAGAATGCGTTTTGTTCTGCGTGGACAGCGATACAGTTATCATATATTGATCCAGGTTTACTTCCAGTTAGGTATCGTGGACATCCACCATCTTCGCAGTGTTTATAGTTTTTGGGCCCACCATTGTAACCCATGCCAACAACATGGCCATTTGAATCTACTAAAATAGCTGCGTATTTTTTTTTGCCACAAGTAGAAAAAATGTTAGCTGCTTGAAAACATAGTTGTATAAACTGTATGTTTTTTCTTGTTATCATAATCAATAATAAATTGAGAAGTAGGCAAGTACAAGTGAAACAATTATATTTATAGCTATTACTCCAGCTTTTGTTCTTCCCTTTTGAGATAAAGCTAAAGTATATAGTCCTATATTCCAGTTAATTAATACAACATATATTAATACAAAAAGTACATCTAACATTAGCTACCCATCAAAGCCTTCATCGACATAGGGAAATGTGGTTGCACTAGGTCATGTACAGCTTTTGCATACTCTTGAATCTCAACCTGAGAATCTTCTGAAAGTCTCTGTGTTAGGAATAACACTACAGACTGTAAAGAGCATGACCATCTATAAATGACATACATTGAATAAGCTGGCAGAAATAGTCTAGCTTGCTCTGCAGCTATTCCATTTTCCATCGCCATATTATATAGTGCTTCGCCTTTTTCAGCATGCTGGATTAGCTCTTGGGTTAGCATAGACCCTATAAAAGGATCTGCAATTCCTTGAGACCCTTGTTTTTTATCTTCTGGTGCCAATCTCCATTGATCTGCAGCCGGAAAATAGAACTCTGGATCCATAGTTATATATCTTCTAGATGACTCATTCCATGAATCCATAGTATGGTCAGAACCAACAACATATTTCCAATGCTGTCTAGCAACCATCAAAGGAGCTTTAAATTCTAATGTGGCAAAAGCGTGTCTGAAAGGTGACATGTGATTTTCTCTTGCTAAGAAATTCAGCAGCTTTGCGTCTTGTTGCGTAAATTCTTTTGACTCCTTAGCAAAAGAAGCCCTAGCGGCATTAACAACAGATAGGTCACCGCCCATCTTGTCTACTAGTCTTACATAACCCTTGTCTAAAACATTGATTAGATTATTCTCCATCATCACTTTCTTCTTCATCTTCTTCTATATAATCGTCTATTGTACCATTAAATCCAATAGCTTCTGCTATGAAATCTTCACTTATTTTATACAATGGACCTAACAATTCAAAAAGAGCTGAATCAACCTCAAAAGTTTCGTCAGTATGTAGAGCATGAACGAGCGCATTGATATTCAAAACTGACTCCAATAAAGACTCTTGCATGTGAATAAGCTCTTTTATAACAGAATTTCTATCTTGTTTTACAAAATCTTTGATTGAATTTGAATCCATTAATTCATTAAATATTTTTTCAATCTCTTTGCTATTTTCTTCTGACATGCCTTACTTCTGATTTTCCTTTACAAACTTTATCTCACAAGAATCTGTTGTGCAATAAGATTCACCTATTGCGTCAGCAGCCATACCTGCATAGACTCCAGAAAAGTCTATAGGAAACAGTTTCATCGTTGCGTCTTTATACTCATCTTCTTCTATTTGAGTGTAGGGCATTTGTGGGTACGTTTCATTACCTTGTGGCAAGAAAGAAACTGTTTTTAATTGTCCATCATACATATGGAGAACTGTTCCAACATGTTGCTTTTCTGTTTCTCCATTAAAAGAAACTGTTACTGATACTGAATTGTCTGACCAATATCTTTGTGCTGCAGCTGCAAGAGCTATCTTTTCAAATATTGTTACATCTTTTTCTGATCTCTTTGCGTTTGATTTAATTGGAAAGTAAACTACAGAAGTAGTATCTGGCGACTCAGATGCTGGCTCGACTCTATAATTTGCCATTTTGAACAATGGGAGCATAGGGTCGTCATTAGAGAATCTGATTGTTCTATTAAAGAATTCTCCACCAGGAGTCCAGTGAACTCCAGGAGATTCGCCAGCAAGAATTGACACTGTGCCAGATGGCTTAACTGTTGTCATTTTGATTGACTCACGTACACCAAGCCATTCTGAGTATATATTGTCATATCTCTGAACTGTCTTATAGCCTTCATCCATCCATTCGCGAAGAACTGGCATACCGTTATTGTCTGCAAAGTCTGCAACTCCAGACATTGACGCACCTATTCTTCTATTTCTCTGCATAATTGCATTTGTTTCTTCCCAGTGTGTAGGGAGGAGAGTTACTGTCTTTGCATAGAGGTAGGCAAATTTAAGTGTTCTCTTATAGTCATCCAAGGACTCGTGTCTACCCAAGTATGTTTCAACTAGTGTGCAGCACTCGTAGGACTCTAGAGACTGTTCTGCGCATGGATTAAATCCTGCAACTCTGTGATCCTTATTATTTGGTGCGTCGGCTAGTCTTCCGTATTTTCTAGACATATCCATCCATATAACTCCTGGCTCTCCATTTCTAGATATGCCATCTACAATTGCGGAAAGATCCTGTCCTACTGAAACCTCTACTGAGTTATTAGACATCCAGCCCCAACCAGGATTTTCTGGATCATAGCTGTTTCGCTCTGGGAACATCTCAGCATTCTTGAGGTTTAGGAATTCGGCGTCATCGATTCGCCCAATAAGGAGCTCAGCAGAACGACGTACGTTGCCACTAACAACGCATACGCCAATAAGGTTACCAATATCGGCAATGTCTTTTCTTGTTAACTTCTGTCCATTGCGTCCAGTAAAGATTTTTTTAATTGCCTTATGAAGTCTAATCAAAGGATCTGGTCCAGATGCTGTTCCTCCAAATGTTTTGATTGGAGAACCAAGTGGTCGTATCAAAGAATAATCAAACTCAACTGGGCTTTGATCTGGCTTAAGGTATGAGTTTATCAATGTAGATGTTGCTTCAGCCCAACCTTCTCTATCGTCACTAATCGTTATTGTTACTGAAGGCTTTTCCGATTCATATATTGTAAAATCTTTGTCTGCGCCTTTGTCATCAAACCCAACACCAACTCCCAGCATTGATGCCTCCATAAGGAACGCAAATGGTTTAGCTGGATTAAACTTAGTCATTTCTGCTGTAGAAACAAAAGCACAGTTCTGAAGAGCAGCTGAGTTTTTTTGAACATTTACGATTTGTGTACCCATCATCCAAAGGCCTCTACCTGGTGGGGTCCACTTGAGGTTAAATAGGCGATCAAAAGCCTCTTTTGCGCTAGCTTGAGCCTTAGCATCGTTCCAAGGAAGTCTATTCTTTTTGCAGTGGTCTTTCTGCAGTGAATACATTCCATTGATTACGCGCTCGCAAACATCAACCCATGTCTCTTTAGTGCCGTCTTCTTTAAGGCGAGAATATGTACGAAGAAATGTGATTTCTCCAACGGAGTTTCCACCAGCATCGGTATATCCAAATGGTGCTTTTTTATTTTTATATGTTTCGAGAAAATCATCACTAATTTTAAACGAAAATATATTTG